GATTAACTCCGTTTATAACGGCTGGAATAACAGTTGAAAAACTGCCAGAGTTAGAAGTTGATAGATCAAAACCACTGCCTACAAAAGCAAAGTTTACCGTAATTTATGCAGGTTCAGAATACGGAAGTTCATTGAGTACTGCTCAAATTTCACAGGAAGAAAAGATTTTTATTCAAGTTTTAATTGAAAGTACATTTTTGCGTGGTACGCTTGGAGTTTATAATTTAGCCAGCGTTTTAAAGAAAGCACTTACTGGATTTGTACCTTCTGGATGCCGTAGAATTCAAGTTACAAAGCACCATACTATTGGAGGTGAAAATGCCGAAAAAATCAATAATATGTGGAATTACAATGTGATTTTTCAAACTACAGCATTACATGTTGAAGATTTTACTGAAGATTTATCTCTTATTTTACAAGAAATCACCCTTATTGACAGACCTGACGGAGAAATCAATATAATCACAATACCAGAATAAAACCAAAACAAAAAAAACAATAAATTAATTAATAATAAATAAAATATGGCAGCTAACTATTTACATGGCGTAGAAACCATAGAAGTTGACCAAGGCGCACGTCCTGTACTGGTCGTTAAGTCTTCAGTCATTGCATTGGTTGGACTTGCTCCAATTGGCACAAAAAATGAGCCTATTCTGGTTTTATCTCCAAACGATGCTGCTAAATTCGGGCAGCAATTGCCAGGTTTTACAATTCCGCAGGCTTTGGATGCTATTTTTAAACAAGGACCAGCGACGGTAATTGTTGTAAATACATTTGATTCAATCACAAATACAGAGCAAATCACACTTGAATCAAAAACTATTACTGGAGGTAAATTAAAACTTTCAGCTGCTCCTATTGGAGCCGTTACGGTTTTTGCTGCCGATGGAACTACTCCATTTTCAGGTGTTATTGATGTAGATTACTCAATTGACGCTTTTGGTAATTTTACAGCTTTATCTGCTGTCGCTGCTGAAGACTTAGTTTTGAAATTTTCATTTAAAACATTTGATTCCGGAACTGTTACTTCAGCTCAAATAATCGGAACAAATGTTTCGGGTGTTCGAACTGGCTCTAAATGTTTAGAATTGGTTTTTAATACTTTCGGATTCACTCCAAAAATATTAATAGCTCCGGTCTACATAGAGTTATTAGCAGTTGCAACTGAATTTCTCGCATTAGCTGAAAAATACCGTGCAATTGCGTTAATTGACGCTCCAGTAGGAACTTCAGTAAGTGCTGCAATTGTAGGACGTGGACCAGCTTCAACAATGAACTTCAAAACCTCAAGTTATAGAGCATATTTGTTATGTCCTCATTTGAAAGTTTACGATGCTGATTCTGATTCAAACATAAACGCTCCGTACAGTCAATTTATGGCTGGTGTGATTGCTAATGTAGATTTAAACGAAGGGTATTGGGTTTCGCCTTCAAATCATACAATTGCTGGAATTGTAGGAACTGAATTTATTGTGACTTCGGCAGTGAATGACGCTTCAACAGAGGCTAATTTATTGAATGAAAAAGGAATTACAACAACGTTCACTGGTTACGGAACAGGAACGAGAACTTGGGGTAATCGTTCGGCTGCATTTCCTACAAATACTGATCCAAAGAACTTTATTCCAATTCGTAGAATTGCGGACATAGTTCATGAGTCTTTAGAGCAAGCAATGCTTCCATTTATTGATAAACCAATTAATCAGGCGACGATTGACGCAATCAGAGACACTGGAAACGGTTTCTTCCGTACGTTAATCGGTCGTGGAGCTTGTTTATCTGGCTCGAAATGTGTTTATTCTGCTGATAATACAGCTGAAGAATTAGCACTTGGACACGTAACGTTTGACCTTGTATTTATGGGTCCAACACCTGCTGAAAGAATTACTTTCAAATCGTTCTTAGATATTAACCTATTAACTAACATCATATAATCATGGCTATACAAGTAAATAGATTAACGAACGCCAACGTGTATGTTGATGGTATTTCTCAGCTTGGAAAAGCTGAAGAGGTAAACCTTCCAGATATTACATTTATGTTATCTGAACACAAGGCACTTGGAATGATTGGAAAATTCGAATTATTTTCAGGAATTGATAAATTGGAGGCAACAATCAAATGGAATGCGTTTTACGCTGATGTTTTGAAAAAATTTGCCGATCCACGCAAAGCAATGAAGTTGCAAATTCGTTCAAGTTTAGAAACTCATGATTCAAACGGCTTAGTTGCTGAAGTTCCATGCGTGGCGTATTTGACAGTACAAGCTAAAAACTTCCCTGCTGGAAATTACAAGCAACACGACAACGTAGAAGCAACAAGTAAATTGACTTGTACGGCTTACAAGCTGGAAATCGACGGCAATGAAGTTGTTGATTACGATGCTTTGGCTAACATTTATTCAGTTGATGGAGTTGACATTTTTGCAACTTACAGAGCGAATATAGGCGGTTAATAATTTAAAAGAAAGGAGAAAAAAACCGATGCAGTAATTGTATCGGTTTTTTTATGTTTAAAATAGTTTGTTTATTAAATTTTAATGTTTATATTTGCGTATTATTAACCAATAAAAATATATAATTATGCAATCAATTATAGAAAAAATAGAGTATAATTTAAAGTTACTAAAAAAGCGTAGAGATTCAGCTATCAAAGAAATTGAATTGCATAAAAATAATCCAGATGCGTTAGTTATACATGAACAAATTGAATTAATGCGTGCTAATGACGGAATTGAACTTTTAAACAAATTAATATGAATTTAATGAAAATTATTCCATTAGGAAAAGTAATAATTATTTGTTTTTCAGGCGGAGAAAGTTCGGCTTATATGTTAAAATTAATACTAGAAAAATATTCTAGCACACATAAAATAATAATTACCTTTTGCAATACAGGAGAGGAAGACGAAGAAACTTTATTGTTTGTTGAAAAAATAAAAACTTACCTAAATGTAGAAATAATTTATTTAGAGTACAGAAAAACTAGGGGGTTTGGTATTGTTAATTTTAACACTGCTTACAGAAAAACAGCTTATGAAATTGAAAACGGGTATCCAAGCCATCCTTTTAGGTTTTGGATTGAAGATTATGGATTTCCACAATACCCAAATAGAACATGTACAAGAGAAATGAAAGAGCGTACAATTAATAGATATTTATCTAGTATTGGGATAATGCCAAGGCACAGAGTGAAGTGTGTAGGCATTAGGTTTGACGAAATTTCTTCAAGAACACCAGATCCTGAGCAATATTATGAATTAATAATTTCAGGAGTAACAAAAAAACACGTTAATGAGTTCTTTATCTACATGCCTTTTAGATTAAAAATACCATCATATCTAGGAAATTGCGGAGCGTGTATATCTAAATCAATAAGAAGCCTTTGTACAATAGCGAGGCATAGACCTGAAAAATTTAATTTCTTTGATTACATAGCAAAAGAACACGGAATAGAAAATCACACTTTTTACAGAGAACACAATAGTATAGTTGATGTATTTGAAAAATCAAAGGATTAAAAAATAAAAGATGCTCACGACAATAGGTTTGATGTAAATGAAAAAATAGAATTTGACGAATATTTAGATTCCGAAGGAGCATGTGGCGGAACCTGCGAAGCATTTTCTTAAAAATCAAACCTCATATTAATTTGTGAGGTTTTTTTTTATATATTTACGTTTTAAAATTAACTTAAAAATTTATCACATGGCAGGAAAAACGGATTTTGAAATTAGTCAAGAAAATTGGCTAAAAGAACAAGAAAATTTAATTCAAACTATGGAATTAAATATTGAATATTTAAAGCAAGAAATAAAATTAAAAACTATTGCTCTTAAATTGAACATCATGTCTTTAAAACACGAAAGACAGGCGGTAAAAAATTACTTATCAAAACAAAACTAATCATGGCAGAAAAAAACACATTACCAGCAAAAAATCCCACAACGCTTGAAGGCATTGCAGACAGAAACATTTATCAGGAATTTGAACTTCCAAGCGGTAAAAATTGCGTTATAAAACGATTTAAAGGGAAGCATGTTCAACAAGCACAACGCTTAATGAATTCAGATGGTTCCGACATGGCAGAATGCTTGGCTTCGATTTTAATTGAAATTGATGGAAAACCAGTTTTTAAAGATGAATTTCAAGAAATGGACGGTGTAGATTATTTAAAAATAATGACTCCGATTAATCAGCTTTTTGTGTAACGCCAGAACAATTAGTATTTCTGGCACATTTTACAGGAACCGGATTAAATATTTTATTTGAAATGGACGGAAACGACGTTCATTATTGGTTTGTTGAAGCGTTGAAATTACAAGAAAAAATGAACCCACCAGCAGAGTAACGTAGAACCGCACCGATAACGGTTGCGGTTTTTTATATAAATAAAAATGGCTAAAAAAACATTTGAAGTTGCATTGCTTTTAACCGCAAAAGACGAAGCAACACGAATCATTGCAGCGGCAGCGGCACGACAACGCCAAATTATGGCAATGTCAGAGCGTGGAGATAGAGCTTTCGGAGCTGGAAGAACTGCCGGAGCAATTGGAATTGGAATAGGAGCTGCATTAGCGTTGCCATTAAAAGCAGCTGCTGACATGGAGTCAATGAATATTGCGCTTCAAACTTCTTTTCAGGGAAATCAGAAAGAGGCTAGACTGGCTTTTGACGCAATAAATAAGTTTGCTTCTACAACTCCATACGGACTAGAGGAGGTAATGACTGGATTTATTAAGCTTAAAAACATGGGGCTTGATCCGTCACAAGAAGCCTTGACTGCATACGGAAATACAGCTTCCGCAATGGGTAAATCGATTAATGACATGGTTGAAGCGGTTGCTGATGCTGCAACTGGAGAATTTGAGCGTTTAAAAGAATTTGGAATAAAAGCGAAATCTGAAGGTGACAATGTTACATTTATGTTTCAAGGCGTTAAAACTACGGTCGGCAAAAACTCAAAAGAAATCGAACAGTATTTAAAATACGTCGGAAATGTTAAATTTGCAGGCGGTATTGAAGCACAATCGAAATCGGTTAAAGGAATGCTATCCACTTTGCGTGACGGTGTAATGATGACAGCCTCGAGAATCGGAACTACAATGCTTCCAAGGCTAAAAGAATTAATGAATCAGGTTACGCCAGTAGTTGACAGAATATCGAATTGGGTTTCAAAAAATCCTCAGCTCACCGAAACTATTTTAAAGGCAGCAGTTGGAGCAATGGCTTTGAGTTTTGCAATATCGGCAGCGTCTTTTGCTTTTGGAGGTATTTTTAAAGTGATTTCAGCTGGTATGGCTATTATGAACGGCTATCGTACATTAATGATTACCATTACCGCAGTTCAAAACGCTATGGCATTTTCGGCACTTGCTGGAGGTACTTCGATTCAAGTGCTATCCGCTGCTTTGAAAGCTGCAAATTTAGCGTTCTTGACTTCACCTATATTTTGGGTAGTTGCCGCAATAGCAGGTTCAGCGTTTTTAATTGTGAAATATTGGGAACCGATCAAAAACTTTTTTAGTAAGTTATGGACTGGTATTAAGGCTATATTTTGGAAGGCTATAGATTTTATGAAAGAATGGGGTGTTATTTTTCTTGGCCCGATTGGATTGCTTATAAAAGCGTGGCAAATGGTTCCGGACCGTTTTAAAAATATTGGTACTGATATAGTCATGGGTCTATGGAACGGAATTAAAGCAAAAGCAACAGCTTTATTTGATTTTGTCAAGGGGATCGGTAAAGGCATAGCAAACGCCTTTAAAACAGTTTTAGGAATTGCATCGCCTTCAAAGGTTTTCATGGATTACGGGGTAAATATAACTGAAGGAGCGCACAACGGAATCAAAAAAGGAGAATCTAAACTTGTCGGAGCATCAAAAGGAATGGGTTCTTCTATTAAACCAACGGCTTCGGGTCGTGGCGGTGGTGGTAATTCTTCTATAAGCGTTACGTTTGCGCCAGTGATTCACGGAGGTTCTGGAGACGTGACCGCACAAGTAAAAGCATTAATTCCTGAATTAATACGACAAATTGAAGCGCAAACGCAAAGAAAAGCAAGATTAGCTTATTAATTTTTGGTTATTAAAAAATAAGTATTATATTTGCGTAATTAATATTAAAAAAAATATAAACTATGTGGGAAAGAGAAGATTACTTTGGCAGAGACCGTTCTTTTGAATTAAAAAGACAAATAACAAGTATTACTTTTGAAACAGGAAGAGAATCTAGAAGAAGGATTAGAAAAGAAAAACGAAAACGAAACAAAAACCACTCATAATCGAGTGGTTTTTTTTATTTTACAACTTATCATAAATTTTATTATATTTACAAAAATAATTTTTATGAAAAAATTAATTATATCAGTTTTCTTTCAGATAGGCGTTAACGTTATAGGCTTGCCTTTAATCGTAATTCATGATTTATCCAAAACGGTTGTATCGTTCAGTAATTTTCATAGATAATGTACGCTCAACTAGGAAATATCAGATTTGAAGGCTTGAAAGGTTTTAGTAATTTTTCTCATGAGCGAGGCGTAAATTACGCACAACATGAATTAATTAATGGAAAACCACGCCTGCAAGCAGTTGGCGAAAATCTCGATTTAATATCATTTGGAATGTATTTGCATTCTGAATTTACAAATCCTGAAGCTGATATTGAAACCCTACGTTTGGCGATGCAAAACCGTGAAATATTGCCTTTAATTTTAGGGAATGGACGTGTTTTAGGTTTTTTTGTGATTCCAAGTTTTTCGCAAGATAATTCATTTACAGACCCGAACGGAAATTTAATAGAAGTTACTCTGTCCGTTGAATTATTAGAAAGTTTTTCAGATGACCCGTTAAGGGAATCGGAATTGCAAGCTATTCAGCAAGCGTTTGCGACTTCAACACGAAATTCAAACGTTCGTTCTGTTTTGCCTGCTAAAATTTCGCAAGGAATGACGATGACAGCCGAAATTTCAAAAATACAAACCTCGGTAACTCTAACAGGAATTTACACAACAAAAATTGAAGAGATTCCGAGTCGTTCAGAATACTGGAGTGGAAAAATAAATAAATCACTCACTGACATTGAAGGCAGCTTAACTAATGTTCAATCAATATTGTCAGATGCATCAGAATTGCAAGAAATGGCAGAAAATTTGCCTACTGCAATAAATGATGTTTATGTTCGTGTTCAGAACATGAAAGCAGTTTTACCGGTTACGGATGTTAATTCATTTAAGATTTTAAATCAACAATTGAACGGATCACTTTTAAGTTTAAATTCGGCAAATTTAGACATTTCAAATAATTCAATAATTCGTAGGATATAATGGAAAATTTTGTTGAATACGTCACGAAACAAGGCGACCGATGGGACACTATAGCCTTCAAGGCTTACGGAGATTCTACGCTTGTAAACGGAATTATTGAAGCGAATACAAGTATTGTTATTTCTCCGATATTGGAACCTGGAACACGTGTAATTGTGCCAATATTAGAATCGGGAGAAATACAAATTGACA